TCAACTCGGCGCATACGCCCGAGGCGAGGCCCGTGGTCGCGCCGGAAGTTCCGGTGAACTCCATGTAACCCTTGAGCCCGTTGCACCAGGCACCCAGGGCCACGTTCGCCTTGACGTTGAACATTGCCCGGCAACCGGTCTTCCCGGCAGTCGTCATTGTGTTCGTCATAACGATCGGCGCACTTACATCCGTGCAAGTCCAAGAGAATGTATCAGAAGCTCCAAGGATATGATTTATAGTGCCCTCACCGTCAAGAGCATTGAAGTCGCACGAAGTAACCGAGCCTTCGTTGACATACAAGGAAGATCCGTCAGCGCCGTCAGTGTGCTGGAAAAGACATCCTCTGCGATAACCAGCCGTAGCGTCGGTCGGAACCGTTGCGCCACTATCAAACAACAGGCCGCCATCGTCGTGATGCGGCTCACCCATTCTTACCATCGAAAGTACTCTCTTCAGCATTGGCTCATCCTCCTAGTGTAATTACTCGTGACTGTGTTTCTTCTGCCATCTCTTTCGCATAAAATTCCGCGACACGCCCCACTGGTATGCACGTCGAATCACTCTCGGATGTCCCTCTCTTTCCAAGACACTCCCAAAAGCAACATTGTTCTCATCGAACGTCAACATGCTCCCATCGTCCTTTTTACCCGTATTCCATCCCTTATCGTGCAAGCCGGCAGATCTACTTTTCTTGCCGTCTGCATTTCGTAAATTCGGGGCATAGGTAAAAGAATCATAACGCATTCCCTTAAAGGCCGTCAGCGACCAACCTTCAGAATGTACAAACGTGACAGTTTCGTCAAGCTTCCATTTGTGTCCTATTATCCTGCACAACACTTCTACCGGCAAACCGCATACCGCCCATGATAGCCGTGCTGCCTGATTCAATCGTTTATCCCCAATTTCCCGCATATCTTCGCCGTATGACACGCGACGCCGTCAATCTTTGTCTCAACAGAACGAAGCCAGGTAAGCCTGTTGTCGCATTCTATCTCTCTGGCATCCATTTTGGCCTCTAAAGCTACTATTCGACCACGCATTCCTACAACCTGAATAGCAAGCCAGCCCCAAAAGCTCAAAATAGCCCCGCCAAACAATAATTCTAACGGACTCAAATTCACCACGTATCCCCCTTGTATGTAATGTCATAGCTGCTTTGATTACTGCGCCGTGAGACAACATCCCCCTCTTGCGCGCCCATATGCCCATAAAACCCGGCGCCAATCTTCCGATCCTGGGCGATACCAGCCTTCAAGAGACTGATGAACGAGTCCCAATGAAGCCCCCGCTCATCGTTTCCACGCTGTTCAGCTACAGCCAGACAGCTTTCAAGGATCAATTCCGAGTGTTTCATCCCGCCAAGCGGATATTTATACGTGGCCGATATGACTCCCTGATACGCCTCATACTTGTAACTCAGGGTGTAAACTGCGTCCGGAGCAGGCCACCATGACACTTCGAAACGCTGACCATCGGCTCCCGTACTCGTCTTGTGGTGAACTGATGCGTACCGGGGCGTACCCGAGTCCGTGCTCTCCTGTCGACAGGCCAGCATCCGGGCCTCAGACACAAGAACGATCGAACGTAAGAAGTTATCCGGCTCATAGTAGAAATCGCCAAGTACGCGACCCAGATCATCCGGAAGATCATCGTCGGCCTGGTCCGCGGTCGTGTCAATGGTTGTGGTAGGCGTAAGGAAAGACCACTGGTAGCCTGCTTCTATGCCTTCTGAGGCTGGAGGGTAATAAAACTGGCGAACACCGGCTTGAATATACCGCTCGACTTCAGCCTGTTGCACTGCAGACCGATCTGCGTGAAGAGGCTTGTACCCTAAGAATACGCCGACGCTAACAAGCAAATCGGTATAACTCAACGATAACGTCGACTCTGCCACAGGACTTACTCTCCTGAAGCGGCGGGCGGCTGATCTACCTGTGTTGGATCATGGGAAAAGGGCTCACGACCATCAATCATATCGGACAGCAGGCTCACAAAAGCGAACCCCTCTGGAGTCAAGTTGCCCGGCTGCATCCGGTCTTTTTTGCGCTTCAACTCGTTGTAAACCAGAACCGTTGTGTCTGGTAACAACACCTTATGACCCATCGCCCTAAACGCATCTACGGCGGATTCATCAACACGAGTTTCAGTCTCGATTCCGGCCACTTCTTTCGTTTCGTTCTCTTCAGACATAACATGCCTCCTGTGTGGTGTGTAAGAATGGCGCGGGGCCTGTGTTGACCCCGCGCCTCAGTTTCAATCTCAGACTTAGGCAGTCGTTTCGGCGCAGCCTGTGAATCCAAGGGTATGCCAAACGACACCATCGAACACTAGATACACGGCGTCAGCCGCGGTATCGAGATCGTCGATTTCCTGCATCCCTGTCGAGCCGTCCTGCTTGATCCCGTTTGTGGCAAGATCAATCACGACATCACTCGTGCCAACAGTCCCGAGAACGATAAACGCCTTCTGTTCGCCAGGACGTGTTCCCTGTGCAAACGTTACATCCGCATCTGCGGCCAGTGCCGTAACACCCGGAATGTAAGACACGCCACCAACCATGTGAGTAACACCCACAACGCCAGCATTCGGAATGTCCAAGAACTCAATTCCGCCCGACTCATCGCCTTCCAGAAGGTCGGCCTGGCATCTCGCATTGCCAGTATAGATGTAACCGGTCAGCGTCAAGCTACCTGTCGACAGTGTGCTCAAACAGGTCGATGACAGTACAATAGTCGTTCCATCAGTGATGGAATCTATCGTGTATTTTCCGAACGTCCACACTCCAGTCGCATCATCCTCACCAGCAACGATCACGAGAGTATCGCCAGCCGTATAGTCAGACGAATCAGCAACAGTCACCGTAACGCCATCCGTAGCGTCAACCGACATGGTTGCGCCAGTCATGCCGCCTTCGAGTAGCGCCGTAACTGTCTGCCTGGGAACGATCGAGCCGCGGCCACGATACTTCCCGGTATAGAACCGGCCTGCACCGCTACCACCGCCAACCTGAAACGAGAGGATTCCTGTATCACTGACGGTATCCACCGCCAGCGCCACATTAACGCCCCGACTCCCCGGCGCAGCAATCTCGATTTGCTGGCCCGTGCTGCAAGCAGCATAGTCCCGCAGAGCAACGCCGGCAAAAGCCATATTGTTACTCGAACTCGGCCGCTCAACACGGTTATTCCGTCGACCATCCTTTGCCGTTACTGTCCCGTAATCCGTGTTGTAGCATACGCCTTCACCCTCAAAGAGGGCATCCGTACCTTCGTACCACACTGACAACTGCTTAACGTTCGCCTGCGCCTGATGTCCATTTACACTTGCATCCACTTTACACTCTCCTTTGCTCTGGGTTCCTTAAAACACTTCCTACTTCTTTGCGACTAAACGGACTCCTTACTTGCTGATGACGGCTTGGCGACGAAGATCCGTGCAAACCGCGTTCAGTGAAACATCCAGGTCCACTCTGCGGACAAGATGCTTTCCGGCAACCCTGTAAGGCGGCTGGAGATTGTTTTCCCATCCGGGCATAACACCAATGGCGAACCATTTCCAGTCGATCATGTAAACGGGATCCGAACTGTCAGCGTCCAGTTTCGGAGCATACGTAATCGGCGTGGACTTGAACGTGGTTCTTCCGTCTTTGCTTGCCAGGTCGTTTCCGAGGTTCATGTTCTGGCTTTCCAGAAGCTCTTCCATGATCCCGATAACGTCACTGTTGACATAGATGCCATTCTTCATGCCACCAAGAACAGGCTGAGTATGCGACACCGGGGAACGGAATTGGCTCTTACGATGAGCCAGACGCATCTTGCGAACGAGATCTTCCTTCGACACGACAGCGTACTGATCCGTCCAGTTTGCCCATCTGGCATAGTTGGTCGTATTGATACCAGCGCGACCGGCCGAAAATCCTGATGGATTGACGCCATAGAATCCCTCAGTCGTCGACTTCGTGATCCAGTATGCAATTCCGTACGGAGTCTTCACATCGTCGGAATCGGTCGGTTTCGACCAGAGGATAGTTTCGAGTAGCTCCCACATGCTTACTCTCATGCCGACATACCGCGTCTTTATGAGATTGACAATTTCAGTGCCCCCGCGCTGAAACGCCTTTTCGCGCTGATCGTAGATGTAATTCGCGTTTACGTGCCTTACCGGCACTTCGCCCTTGACCATCGTGTCGGTCATACTGGACGAATCAGTCTCGAAGAGACCAACTGTGCGTGCCGTGTGATTGTGGTCCATCTGGGCTTCAAACTCCCAATTCTCACCACCGGCAAACTGCTTTTGACGCTGTTGCCACATCTCCCTCACGGCCACATGATCTGTCAGATCCGTCTGCAAATCAAGGAACGCACCCTGCTTAATGAGCAAATTCTGAGTCAACAGAACAGCATCATCAATTTCACTATAAGCTAATCCGGACATGATACCCTCTCTTTCAATCTTAAAAGGCGTTACAAACGCCTATGCACTTTTCTTGAAAAATTTATCGTGTACGATTTCCCCAACATTCTCGAACACATCACCCGCCTTCTTCACGGTAGAGGAATCTGCGGGTCGCGACACATGTTTGGCCTTGCGCTTCTTCAGTTCGTCTGCTTTGACGGCACTGGCCGCTTTTGCCTCAACATCACCAAGAACAACGGCAACAGCTTCTTTGAAGATGATACCTTGATCGATCGACTTCCCGCTGGACTTGTAGCCAACGGAGAGAACATCAAACTTGTCCTTGAGATCTTGCAGCTTCGCCGGGAGAGTCTTCAATGTTTCAGAAGCCTCTTTTCCGAGCCCTGCTACTTGTGTGTCAAACCACGATGTATTACGAGCAGCACTGTCAGTCTGCAAACCCTTGATCGTTGCCTGGAGAGATCCGATTATGCCCTTTAGAGCTTTGAACCCGGCTACGACATTCTCGTCATAGTCTTCCGGATCCAAGTCGGGAATTCCCTTCAGGAGATCTTCGTCCGCATCACTGCCAGCGTCCGCATCACCATCGACCCCATCATCCTTCTTCTTGTCTTCCAGCATGGTAATAACACGGTCCAAGGCTTCCGCATCTTGAAACGTTTTCGCATCAGCGATCGTCATTCCAGCTTTGACCGCCCGTTCAAGATGAGCGTCAGTAATGCCGGATAGTTCATCTTCGGCTTCCTGAGTTCTATCATCTGTTTGACCAGTTGCATCCGCGTCGTCTTTGTCCTCGTCGTCGTCCTTGTCTTTGTCCGCGTCTGCTTTATCAGCATCCTCCTGGCTTTCTGAGGATGGCACATCGTTTTTGTCGTCAGCCGTGGCCTTGTCTGGATCTTTGGTATCTTTGTCCGCTTCGGCTTTATCGGCTTTGGTATCTTTGGAAAGTTGTTTTGCGGCGGCGGTTATGTCGTCAACCGTTTCTTGAGAGAGAGGCTTGGTAGGTGCTTCTGGGTCAATCTTTTTGTCTTGTTTCGCGTCTGTGGCTGCTAATGATGTCATAATTATCTCTCCTTGTGTGGTGGTGTCATACTCGCTTCGTACTAAACGTATGAAGATCTGTCAACCATATTTCTGCACTTCAACGCTTTCCGCCTCTGTTGCGCATTCTTGTACACCGGGTCGCCGTCCGAGGTGACTTCAACGTTTACCCCATGCTTTCTGTAATGTTCCCGCAATTCCGGGGCCTGGGCGGCATTCACACCAGACGCAAAACACGTTATCGGCCAGCCGGTTGTGGGGGGTACAGACTTGTGTTCGGCAGAAAAACTCCTGAAAACACGCTGTTTGCCGACCATAACGCTTTTCGGGGCTGTGCCAACGGGGAAGTTCAACTCGATTATCTCGCCGTCGCTGGTTTCGTAACAATAGATCATGCCGGTTTCCCCAACATAGCGGCTTCAGACTGTTGAGGATTCCCGCCCATCAGAATGCGGGAGAGAACATCCGTCTTCCCCTGCTGCGTAGGCGCCGATCGACTGACACGCTCATACGTTCGCTTCGTGTTGGCAGGCATTCTCGTAGGCTCTGAGCTTCCCCCTTGAACAGGCACATTTGCCGGCGGAGTCTGAAACTTGACCATATCCTGCAACTCCGGAATGTTCCCTAATTCCCCTACAAGCGCCAATAATGCCTGAAAATCAATCTGACCGCCTTGCGCCTCAAGCATAGGTAAGCCCGGAAAGACAATGCGCTCAAGGGCAGTCATTATCTTCTGCAGCTTAGTAGCGGGTGTATCGTCCTGCATCGAGTACACGTCAATGTCAAAGTTGTAATCCAGAAAGTCGCCTTCTCGGGTTTCCTCAGACCATACGCTCCGTACGGAAACCGTTGAACCCTTTACCGGCTTTTCAACTATGCGCTCTCTTACCGGATCAGTCCATTCGTACCACGCAAGGGCCTTGAAGATCTCTTTCGCAAAGTCGATTGTTTCCGCCCGCATGTGGTTCAGTCTCGCACTTGCCGCTTCAGAAATAAGCTTTTCCTGGCCCACGGTGTCAGACGCAACAGCAAGCCCACCCATGTTGTCGAGATTGCCAGCGAAATAGCTGAACAGACTTTGGATCTGAAGATAGAAGGCAAGAGTAGGCGCATCAATCCCGCCGACAGTGATGGTCTCGGGCTTCTGTGCGCCATATCTGATACCCTCTCCATCATTCGCTTTTTGAAGGCGATCAACATCCTCATCGTTACCACCCTGAAATGCAGCAACGGTCTTTTTGCTGTCAGCCTGTCGGCCAAGCTTCCGAAACAGTGAATTGCCAAGCTCGTGAAGATCCCGCCACAACGCGACCGGGGGAAGCGGCAAAAGGTTTCCGGGAACGTCCGAATACCCGAGTACGTGATAAGGGCTATGCTCAGGGCCATCCCATTCGACAACGTTGAACATGATATGATTCTTGACCCCGTATGTGCAGACCTTCCGCTCTGACGGAATCCAGACATCCCGCAACCAGATCTTTTCTTTGTACAGATCGGCGCCCTCTGCGGAACTGACGCTCTCTGCCCGAGTCTCGCCTTGATCGCCAACGACGGTATGGTCATCTGCCGAAACGTCCTTCATCTTGTCGCCATACATCGCTTTGGCCGCTTCAACAGGAATCCAGTAGTCATTCCCCTCAAATTGTATGCCAGCCCTGTTTTTTGCGCTCATATCGCAAAAGTAATCATCGAGCGGAACGACATCAACAAAGGACTCCCCGTAATCGTGTCCCAGAATTTCAACACCCGAAGAACAGATACCGACCTTCACAACACCAACAGAAAATAGAGCCTCGATAACCGCTCTCCGCAATGTCCTGTCGAGCCGTATTTCATCAGGCACTTGATTCAAGGCAATTTCAG